CACATGAATGCTAATACTTGCATGGTCATATGTCTTACTTGTAAATCAGGTATATGTCTCAAAGGATTTCTTTGATGGTTCATTACACCTTCCCAACTATCATGTATAAATTTTCTCATAGTCCCTCTATCTCGTATTTTCTTATTACGTTCTTTGTAGGTATCACCGTTGTGTTACCGCCATCTGCTAATTCACCCTTGTCATCATAATTATAATCAGACATCAGAATATGAACCTTTTTATCTTTTTTTACTAACCAACCTGTCGAAACACAGATTGCAGGTTTTGATGATTGTATATCTTTTAAATCACGCCAACCACTATCACTTTGTATATCTTCCCAATATACCAAATAGAATTTATAGTGAAATGGAATGGGTGGTTCGTTCTTATGAAATACCTTACTTTTTGTGCTCACTTATTTTCTCTCCAATCGCATATATCATGATCGCTATAAAAATTAACAACATTAGGATACCTGCCAATAATAAATTTGTTATCATGCTACTCCTTGTAAAAACCAATCAGGTGTATCTCGCTTTGTCCACTTAGCAAAATATGCCTTTGCTTCTATATAGTAGTTCTTATAAGATTGAATACTATCACCTGGCACAATACATTGTGGATAATGTTTCATTGCTGGTGGTGGATCTTTCCATTCAACTGATGGTATTTTATTTGGCACTCTTTCTAATAATTGATTGAGTAATACATTCGTGGAATGAACCTTGCCATATCTGTGTGTATATTCGTGACCTAGTTTCTTAAACAATCTGTATAACCATTGATAATGTAATTTGTTTTCTCTAACCCATACTGCGGATGGATGATTGAAGTGGCATGCCTTGTAAATAACTTTATCATGGTTTGGGTTTTCTAATTTGTATCTTTTTATTCTTCTACCATTTTTAGATTTGTCTTCGTATTCAATGCCATCTAACATTCTGTGAGCGGTTGATAGTAATTGAGCATATTCAACAATCATCTTGACCACATGTTTGTCCACATGTTGTTTTGCAGCTGCTTCTGGATCTCTGGATAGGTAAAAGATATTCATATTAGTCTCCTGTATTAATTTCGATTTCTAGTTTACCAAATATTTCTTCAATTGTTTCTTCAATGGAAGTAAGTGTTTTATCAATCTCTTTAATATCAATTTCAATCTGTATAATAGTTTTATCTTCTTTTGCTGGTTGGTTGAAAGCAATTGCTGACACCCACAATAACATAATTGATAAAAATATTAATAACCAATTCTCTTGTATTATACCATAAATTTTATTCATTGTCAACCCCTTAATAATATTCAACGTTTAACATCATAGCATAGAGTTTGTGATACCAGATATATTTCATATCTTCTGGTGCTGTCTCATATGCCTTTTGTAGTTTTGCGACTCTGTCCCAAAATAAATTATAACTCATATATACCTTCTATGTTGTATTTGATTACTTTTTTTACCAATTCTGTATAAGAACTTTTTGTAGCATATTGTTCTAATGTATCAACTAAAGTATAAACATCAGCGTTTTGATCTCTTAGTTCTCTAAACTTTTCATAGGCAAATACGGTGTTTAATATTCTAATGTAATCTCTTACACTATCACATTTGGTTTCATAAACTTTTACACCCCAACCAATCCATTTGTTTTGATCCCATGTAATTGGTAGTAACCATTCACTATCTTTATTAAATGTACGAATACCAAAAAGATTATTACCTTCGTTGGCAAATCTACTTGTACCCCAGCCAGTCTCTAAAGCTGCTTGAGCAATCAGTATTTCTTTTGGTATGTGTTGTGACTCTGGTAGTTCAGCATAAACATGGTTAACACATTCGCATAATGTTTTTACAAAGGTGTCTTTGTCTGTTGTGTGTATAACTGGCACAACAGGTTCAACAGGTTGTATGCTTGCAGGTTGGACATGTATCGTTATCTCTAAAGGTTTTGATACTGTCTCTACCTGTTTAATTTCTGTAAATGCAATTAGGTATATACCAACAATTGCAAGTAAAGATAATATTGTTTTCATATTGACCTCTATCTATTTATTGGCATAGAGGAAGTCTTCAATTTCAGACCATGCCTCGTCTTCGTTATCATGCCAAGAGAAACCACAAAAAGACCAATCAACGTTTAGAGTTTTCGCATACTCTAAAACTGATGATACAGTTTCGCCAGATTTCACTTTTGAAATTAATTCGTCAAGAGCCTTTTCAGACTCGTCCCATAGATAATTTTTAATTTTGCTCATAATGTATTCTCCTATCTTTCGTAAATTGCAAATGTTGAAGCACCTTCAAGGTGACAAAAAGATTGCGGTCTATCATACCAACCGCCAACAGCGTTCATGTTATAACCAGTAGAACCTCTGTATCTGTAACGGATTTTCATACCATTACCAGAACCAGTAATTTCTTTGAAATAGTTTAAGTATTTGATTGGAATGTTTTTTGCGATTGCACTCTCACTTGTAGGTGCAAGATATTTAAGTAATAATGGATTAACAATTTTGTTAAACACTTTTTTACGTCTATTCATAATGTTTCCTTTCGATTTCATAAGACTATAATACACTAATTTAATGTAAAAGTCAAGGAAATATTCAAGAAAAACCAAAGAAAAAACCCTTGTTTTTCAAGGGTTTATAGAAAAAATAGGGGGGTGCGACATCCTGTCGCAGGGTTTTTATGCGTTTTTTCTCATAAAATTATCATCCCAACCAAATGCTTCTTTGATTAGGTTTGATGTTAAACCTTTATAGTGCTTGTTTAACTCGCCATCTTTTGCCCATATTAATAGTTTTGCTTCTTCGTCACACAAACCTTCAAGCATTTGTATAAACATATTATCTCTTTTCATTTGAGATAATTGTGGATTACCACCTTTGAGAAAATGAAACATTCTTTTAACTTCTTGTTTCAACCAAGTATGTTCAGTTCCTATTGGTGCTTCATTTGGTTTGTATGGTGGTTTACCTTCTGGCAATAACCATTCTAATTTCGGGTCAAACGCACCCTTTAAAAACATTCTTAATTCTGATGTATCGTATTTTCTCAATACTTCTATCTTCTTTGGTTTATCTTTGGCATTGTTTACCTTTGTAAGTATTTCATGGTAACTTAATGCATAATTATCAGCCATTTTAAAACTCCTCTATTTTTCCAATCAGTTCTTTCAAATCATTATTAATTAGATAAGGCAATATCTTACTGCGATTTGCAACAGTAATTTCTGCCTCTTGATACTCATTATATATATCGTTTTGTAATTCGTCTGGTATGAAATCAAAATCTATGAGTCTTTGATTTCGTTGATAATTGCGATAATGATATTCATTACAAAAATCTTGTGGGTCATTACCTCTCATCAAACTATCAATCCAACCTGCTAGTTTTTTCTTCATCACAGGTTTCTGTTTTATGTTATTAATAAATGTATCATCTGGTGACAGAAAGTTAGGTATGCCATCAGAGGTATCACCTCGTAATATGTGTTCATAAACATATTCTTGTGGACTATCTGACTCAATAAACTTTTTTTGTATTGGTGCATATTGTGTTACACCTGGATATTTTTGTAGTTGTTGAAAGTCTTTGTCACCGGATATAATTAAATACTTTTCATTAAACCATTTATTTACTGTTTTCTTTATTATAACCGCAATGATATCATCTGCTTCAACTCTATCTAATTGTACAACTTTATAAGGAAAATTTTCTTTTATTTCTTCTTTAATAGTGTGTATGATACCAAACACTTCTTCCCAATCAGTAGTAGATTCACTTCGACCTTCTCTACGTTTTGCTTTGTAGTGTTCAAAGATACCTCTTCGCCAAGGATCAGGACCATCTACACATATTACTACATCACCAGGATAATCACTTTTAAATTTATGAACATAACCTCTTATTGAGTTCAGTATCATATGTCTTACCATAGGTACAGATAAGGTGTTCTTATCTTTACTCATAGATAATTGAACGGCTATGTTAGATATTGCTACTTGGGAATAATCAATCAGTATCATTTAAATCAATATCACTTTCAAATTCTACAACATTTTCTGTTTCTTCTTTTTTAACTATTTCTGTTCCAGAATAATTAACAACGGAATATTTTCTACCTTTTAAATTTTCTACATACATCATTTTATCTGTAACTTTGTGAAAAGGATGTTTTAAATCCATTTCTCTATATAACATGGCACGAAATGCCTCTAAAAATATACCTACATCTAAAAAAGTTTTTGACCCACTAGGTTTACCAATGTTCAAACCTTCTTGTTGTAGAGAAGCAACCATTTGAATAATCATATCATCTGCTAATGCGTCTGCATATTTTTTTGATTGTTGATCAGCAATAGTATTGGTATCTGTTGCTTCTTTTACTGATATTTCTTCACCATGTGGAAAAGATAAAACTCTAGCTGTCATGTATTGTTTCGCCTTTAAAATTTAATTTACCTTCATTGATAAAGTATTCTCGTAAGTCTGTATAACCACCAATATGTTTTTCATTATTCATTATTTGTGGCATACTTCTTACTTGTTTTCCTATCATTTCAAACATTTGATCGATAGTGACGGTGTATTCACTATCACTACCTTCCATAGTTGTAGATAGTTTATATTCCTCGTAAGGAATATTCAGTTTCTTTAACAATGCCTTTGCTTTATCACAGTAAATACAATTAGGCTTTGTAAAGATTTTGTACATTATATTTTCTCCTCTAAACTGTCAAATGCGTCTTCACTATTGTTTGCAATGCTATTTAGTTCAGCAGCCATTTCTTTTTCAACAAGTTCTTTTAACTTGTTATATTCTTCTAGAGGATATTGTAATCCTATGTACACTCTATATTCATCATTAGGTGTCAGAGCAATCTGTATCTTCCATCTTTCATAACCAATAACTTTAGTATTAGTAATTAAATTGATAATAGTATCTTGTGTTTCAGAAACAACCTGTCTGTTTCCTTCACCTTGACCTACTTCTTGAATAAAGGTTTTTGTCTCTCTATTCATTTCACCTTTGATAACGTCAGCAATATCCGCTTTCGCAATTAATGTTGCTTTCTCTGTCGCTAATTGCAAATCAGGACTTGTTGCAACACCAACACCATAAACATAAAACTTATCTTTCTTACCAAGAAAACCTTTATCGTCTGTTTTCTCAACAAACCATTTTGGCACTTCTTCGATTTTACCAGTTTTAGTTTCTGCCTCATTATCTATCTTTACTGTTTTTGCACAACTAACAGCAAATAAAGATATTATCATTATTAATAATATATTTTTCATTGTTCTTTCACCACCTCTCTTATTAGTTCTATACCCTCATGCCAAATCTGATATCCAACATCAGGTCCATATATTACAACTACGGCATAACCTATTATTATACCTAAAATTAATTTGAACATTAGTACCTCCAAGTTCCGTCTTTATTTAAACATACTTTTTTTGGTAGTTTAAATATATTTTCACCTTTTACATAACGACAATATTCTTGTTCAGATACGCCGGCATAATAAAATTCAGCAAATAGTTCCCAATAACTAGGACCCACATTGCCGTCTCTACACACCATTGTAGTCTCTAATAAAGTTTCTTTGTCTGGTGTGTAAATCTTTTGTATAACACAATTACTTTCTGTATTTTTACCATACGCTGGTTTTGTAACTATGTTTATTAATATTATCAAAATGATTGATATAAATGATATAAACATTATTCTAAACGGTGTCATGATACCCTCTCAATTATTTGCCATCTACCATCAGGTAGTTGACATGCTTTTCCAAACTCTGTACTTCTATCTAAACTTGATATAGAATATATAGGAAAACTGTCTTGAATATCAACAGTAGATGTATAATCAACACATTTAAAACCATTATCAATATAAGACCTAGTCACTTTAATATCACCTTTGTTGCCTGTATTGGGATTGTGCCACATTAAATAACTTGATTTGCCTGACGGCATATTATTTAAATGATCTACAAACATTTGACTATGCACCGTTCTATCGTGCATACCCATATTCGTACATGCAAATACAAATGGTAATAATAATAAACTAGATAAGTGCTTCAAGTTCTTCATGTGTCAATGGTTTGTCATCACCAGCAGATTGTGATATTTCAAAACTATCTGATAGTATATTTTCGTCTTTCTCTTTTAATGCTTGTTTAGTGTATTTAAAACTAGGCCAAGGTTTTGCACCTTCGTGACATTGGGCAAGTTCTTCCCAATTCACATCATAAGGTAAATTTAGTTGACCCATTTCTCTCAGGTACTTTGCTTTTTCAGCACCTGTTTTATAGGTATGAAACTCTGCCATGATAGCAGGCATTGATAAATCGTTTTCAAGTATAATTTGTTTTTTAGTTTTTTTAGTCATAATGTATTATCTCCCTATGTCTTTAATGTTTGATTTAGTAATTACTTGGTACGCACCTTTATTGTAAGCTGGTGCAACAGTAAACTTTTGACTTTCTTCTAGTCGCCAATTTCTGTTGGGTTTAGTACCGCCATTTCCCATTGTCGCTTCTCTTGTTTCTACAACATGTGTTCTCTCCTTTGTTGTGTGTTGATATGGTTTTGTTTCCCACCAGTTAGGAAAAACTCTAAACTTGTTTTTGTTAATCTTTCTATCAGGATCAATGCCTAGTGATTTGAGATACTTTCTTTGAGACAATCTCGCTTCAATCAAACTCTCTGTCTGAGGTAATCTGTTTCTTTTTCTTTTCTTAAAACTAGTATATATTATTGCCATATTTTATATTCTAACATAAATTGACTTCAAAGTCAAGCCCTAATTTACTCAATAAAACCCTCGATTTTTGCGTTTTCTCTCGCTCTTTCCACATGTGGAAAGGGTTCGTCTGAGGGCGCCTCTGCGTCCTCAAACTCTTTTAATCTCGTCTCTGCATTATTCTTGATACCTAATATTGCACTTTCAAGAAGTAATAATTTTTGTTTTTCTGATGTGTTTTTTAGATTAACAATATCTAATAACCTATCACATTTCTCAATTAATATAACATCATCTATCATTATGCCCTCCCATAATCTTTTTGAACCATGAACTCACAATCTTGTCCATAGTTGTTAATATAATCTTTTTCTGGATCCATACCACCCATATGATAACCATATTCATCTTGATACGTTCTAAAGTAGTCAGCGTCATCTACAATAAAGCACTCAGTTGTAAAACATTGGTCTTTATCAATCTGCATTTCATCATAAGTAAATCTGTTTTCGTCATACATTTTGTAGTATGCGTCACACTCTACTTTTTTCTCAGCAAGTTTTTCTTTTGTAAACTCGTTAAGTTTATCATAAGGAACGTTTCTTAGAACGGTCCAAGAATTATCAAAAGTACCATTACCGTCTTCGTAATCCCAATAATGTCTAGAATAAACTACATGAAACATATTATTGACCTCCTAACATGTGAAGAACATACCACCAAGTATATTCTTTTGAGTTCTCAACACCAAATATCCATAGAATGTCGATAAACCCGAAACCTAATAAAGTGATAAAACTTAAAGCTAATAATTCTGATTTTGTCATAGTAGACCTTTCACTTAAAATATTCATTATTCGTCTCCGTATAAAAATTCAGTAGCACCAAACATTTCGTAAGATACTTTAGGACAAGTATTCATGATAACAATTGTCATTGTATCTCTAACAATTGTATCTAATCTATCAATAAAGTTAGCAGCAGCAATCAATTGATTACCGGCAATAAGATGAGCAACGGTCTCATAATCTTGACCGTCAAACGGAGTATTTTTATATTTAAGTAGATTGTTTCTAACAGTTTTAAGTTTCATAATGTATATCCTTTCGAATTATAGGTATACATTACACTAAAACGACATGATTTGCAAGCATTATTTTAAAAAAAATGCAAATTAAAACCCTTATTTTTCAATGATTTAGATAGGTGCGACAATTTGTCAACAGATGTTCTTATTTTGTTCTATTAAAATAGAGTAAAAATACCGTATGCCCCACCGGATATTACTAGAGATACTGCAACTATCCCAAAGAATGTGTAAATTTTATTCAACACATGATTATTTATTTAATCGATAAATTGATAACTATGGTTACTCGTAACTCGTCACTTTCAAATGGCGGTACTTCATGCACTAGACAAGATGGCGTAATTAATAGATCATCTTGTTTTACGTTTACCTGAAAATATGGTAATTGATAACTATGTTTCTCGTTTCGTATATCTAACTTATTATAATAATCAGGTCGTATATACTTAATACTATTTGCCCATTGATGTGAATTATAGAATGTAGTTGTGCTATGTTTTTTAGAATTAAACTTTGCATAATGAATACAAGTGTAATCACTATCCCCTATGTGATCATGAGCTCTCATGTATTGTTGTGACTTCATGGCGGTGTAATTGGCGATTGTCCATTTATATTGACAATTTAAATCTAATTCTTTCATAAATGTGTCGAATACTTTTTTATATTCTGACATTATAGGAGTATAGTTAACTTCTTTAAACTTTGGGTTACCTCTATCTTTATTACTGTGATGTGTTTCACTATGTAAATAAGATTTGTTATCCCAACTATTACGACTTGAATCAATATCGTAATTATGTTGAATGTCGTCTAATATTGATTTAGGTGTCTTTACGTTATATTTGTAAAAGGGTACACCAAAGAGATATTTCATCTAGTATTGCCGTAATGTTTAATTACACAATGTCTTGTTGCGTCTGAGTGTTTTAGAGTTCTATACGGATCAATAATACAACTACCAGGATTAAACTTTTCAGGCATTAATCCTTTATCGTGTATTAGATAAGTGTATGCACCCTCGTCTGGTGCTTCATCATAATAGACTTTCATACTACTGTCGAGGTTTTCAATATACCACCCAACTAACATAGAGGGACTACCTATTGTCTGATCTATGCCTGGTTTAAATGCTTTTCCGAGAATTACGACAGGCATTTGATACTGCATAACATATCGTGCCATGTTATATGCTTGTTGTTCTCTTACTTTCATAATACTATCAAACAAGTCATAACCAAGATTTAATCTTTTTGCCATATGACGTAAGGCAATATTATCTC